GGGAAAAGGAGGTGTGAAAGTAAATCTACATCCGTGCGCCAAGCTAAACCTTGTCGGTTGTAGTATCCTAAGACGTATACGTTCTCGAGTGTGTCGTGGAGATCGGATTTGTCTTGTGAAAGGACAGCGTTGAATCGCTTTTCTGCAGAAGCAGAAAGCATTGACAGAAACTTCTTTTTGCCGTAAATGAAATAGGCTCGTTCGGAGAACGCGATGATTGAGTCGTCGCCTTGAAGTTTGAAAAAGAAATGTTTGTGTTCGATATCTATACCATTCTCACTGAGTACAGTAAGTAGCATGATGCCGTTTACCCAAGAATCGAGAATCTGAGTCTCTTGGAATCCTGAGGCAATACCATTTCTTGTCCATTGGACGAGTCTTCCATCTGGAAGAAGTATTGGGTAATGTTTCACATTGTGAGTGAACCATCGCCATAAGTTGTCGATGCGAACCGGGTTGGTTGAAGCGTCGGGGTAGAAGTTGGTTGGCTGATATGTGCCTGACATGTCGTAAAATGAGTACCATATTTCATGAACATCATCGATAATTGAGAACAGAGCGCGTCGGTCGAATTGGGACCAGTCGGCGGAGAGGATAGTGTTGAACTTTCCTTCTGTCTTTCGAATGATTTGTGAACGGAGTCGTTTCCATCCACCTTTCATGATCTCGTCTCCCCATAGCATGGGTGAGTCGGTTGGATCTCGGTTGAGCAGGTCGGCTTGCATAGGCCAAATAAACATGTTTTCCACAAAAAGCAAAAGCTTGGGGACACCAAATACAGCTCGGATCTTGTCGTCGTCTTCGGGACCAACAACATGAGCACGGGCGTGCAGGTTAACCCAGTAGTAGGGTCGGGGTGTACCATCTGGCTCGAAAAAGTCGGGACTGCCATCTTTGATCGCGTGGACCAGGTGACGGTTAATCCAGAACAGTTCGTCGAATAAGTTACGGAACGTAGCATTCTTGTCTGGTATATCAGAGAGAGAAAACTTTTTGGCTAGGTATGCGGTCCATTTCGGTTGCGTTGTATAAGGTACTTCAGCTGAAACGTTGAGTCTCCAGTTGTAGTAGCGCAAATCGGGGAAGGCCACAGGTTTGTACGGTTCGGTAGGCTTGAATGCCTTGGTCATTACCTTGAGAGCGCGTTTGTAATGATAGTCACGCTTGAGGTTGACTTGAGGTTGTTCTGTCTTTTCGAAATCTTCGATAAGGGCAGAGTCGTTAGCGAGTGAGCGTCGTTGCTCTTTCACTTGGTCGACTACCTCTTTTGGGTAGAACTTGTACATCGCCTTGAGTATTGATCGTCTTCTGAACAGGGACAGGAAGTCGCTGAACTTTTCTTCTCTCGTCGATGAAAGCATCGAG